AACTGGAGGACTATTCCGACATGGTTGAGGCGATTATCGTCATCGCCAGCGGTTCGATTCTCCTGAAGGCCGAAGAATCCCCCTACATGATGAAGGATCGCCCGATCCTGTCGTACCAAGCCGATACTGTACCGAATCGACTGCTGGGTCGCGGTACAGCCGAAAAAGCCTTCAATATGCAGGCAGCGGTGGACGGTTCGATGCGTTCCCACATGGATGCACTGGCGCTGACCGTGGCACCGATGGTGGGCCTGGACGCCACCCGATTGCCCCGCGGTGCCAAGTTCGAGGTGAAGCCGGGTAAGGCGTTCCTGACCAACGGTGCGCCTAACGAGATCATTTTCCCGTTCAAGTTTGGTACGAACGATGGTCAGGCGATGCAGACCAGTAAAGAGTTCGAGCGCATGTTGCTGATGGCAACTTCGACAGTTGACTCGGCAGGTTCACCCACAGCAGTGTCCCGTGATGCTGGCGGCATTGACATGGCGACAGCGACCATGATCAAGAAGTACAAGCGTACCCTGGTGAACTTCCAAGAGGACTTCCTTATTCCTTTCATCTATAAGGCATCGTGGCGTTATATGCAATATGCGCCGGAACGCTACCCTTCGGCTGATGTGAAGTTCATTCCTACGGCGACATTGGGCATCGTTGCTCGGGAGTACGAGCAGAAGCAACTTGCATTCCTGATCCAGACTTTGGGTGCGAATAGTCCCCTGACACCGATCCTGATGCAGTCGGTCATCAAGAACTCGTCGCTGACGAACCGTGAGGAAATGCTTGCTCAGTTGGCTAAAGCAGCACAACCAGACCCACAACAGCAGCAGATGCAGCAGCAAGCGGTTCAGGTTGAGATGGCTACCAAGATGGCTACCGTTGAGAAAACCAAGGCTGAGACTGAGCAAATCAAGGTTGAGACACGGTTGAAACCAAGTGAGGTGCAGGCCAAGGTGGTATCTGCTTTGAGCAACAATTTGAACGAGGACGCTGAAGGTGCTGACTTCGAGCGCAGGGCGAAGATCGCTGAGTTGATGCTCAAGGAAAAGGATATTGAGTCCAACCATGACATCGCCAAGATGCAGATGGCAATGAAATCCCAAGAGACTGACCAATTCAACTCAATTTTGAAAGACTGAAATGAGCGAAACCAGTCTCCTGATATTAGCCAGGGAGTTCAAGAAACTGCGGGATGACACTCGCAGGATTCTTGGGATGCCTGTCGGCCCGCAAGGGGAACAGGGTGAAAAAGGCGAACGCGGTGAACAGGGTTTAACTGGAAGGGATGGGGTTGATGGCAGGGACGGTAGAGATGGTCAAGACGGTAAGAACGGTAGAGATGGTGTCGCGGGGCCAAAAGGTGATAGAGGTGACCCTGGCGCTATGGGAAAAGTCGGCCCGCAGGGGGTGTCAGTTGTCGATGCCGAAGTTGCGATTGACGGAAACCTTGTCCTGACGCTGTCGAACGGCAACATCATAGATGCCGGTGAAATTGTCCAGCGGGGCAACGATGGGTCTGTCTTTGTCTCTGGTAATTCGTGGCAGATTACAGTATCATCCACAGCACCTCCCAACCCACAACTAAACCAGCTTTGGCTGGACATATCGTAATGGCAATAGGTCAAGGAACTGTCACGTTCAACTTCGGTGCTGCGCCGGGAACAAACGTGGTTGAAACAGTAGTATCCGATGCTGCCATTGGTGCGTCATCGAAGGTAGAGATTTATCTGATGGGCACTGACAGCACGGCAACACATAACAGCTATGAACACTCATTGCTCCCAATGCTGGGTGGCTGGGCGGCTGTTGTGACAAGCATTACGGCAGGTGTTGGATTTACAGCACAAGCTGCGTCGGAATTGAGATTGACAGGTACGTTCCAGGCACGTTATGTCTGGGCAGACTAAGGAGTAGATTATGTCTGGAATTCGCATTGAAGGTAATACATCGGGCAACGTTGCAGAAGTCAACGCTGGCAATCAGTTAAAGGTCACAGCAGAGACTGACGTTGCGACCAATCCCGGCAACGTGGGTTCTTTCCGCATGTTTAGCGAGAACGACCCCGGCACTATCACTGGCGCTGCATACCTGAAGTCGCCTGAAACATCGTCTGATTACCGCCTGCGGGTGGGTATGGACACCATTGTTCTGGACGATACGTTTAACGGTCTGACTCAGAACACAACCAAGTGGGCATACGCTGCGGCAACGCTCACAGCTACGATGCCCGGTGCAGGTACTTTGAACTTTGGCACTGTCCAAGGTACGGCAGCGACTCACGGCGCTTTCATGCGTTCATTCCAGTACATACCGCTTTTTGGTGCGTCTGGTTTGGCGTTGGAGTTCCATGTAGGCCAGTTCACCGCTGCACTGGTTGCTAACGAAGTGTTCTTGTGTGGCATGGGTAACGTATCGGTGGCAGGCACAGAGCCTACTGATGGACTGTGGCTGCAATTCACTAGCGGCGGCACGATTCTTGTCATGCGCTACAACGGTACAACCACACAATCTGGCGTACTTGAGACTAACGCATCTCTAACTGTTGGTAGCCTGTATCACTACTGTCTGATTATCGGAAACAGCGAAATTGAAGCCTGGAAAGATGACGTTTTGCTTGGGAAAATGACTATTCCGCTTTCAACGGCGCAACCATTCCTCCAAGGTTCTCTGCCTGCATTCATGCAGAAACTCTGCACTGGCACGGTGTCCAACACCAACACCATGCGCGTGTCTGACATTACTATCAGCCAGATTGACATTCTGACAAACAAGGATTGGGGCGTTGCTCGGTCACTGGCTGGAAAATCCGGCTTTGTGGGCCAGAACGGTCACACTCAAGGCAAGACCTCTATTTGGGCTAACAACACCGCACCAACTGCGGTTGCACTGACCAACACCACAGCGGCCTTCACTGGCTTGGGTGGCATTGCTGCGGTACTGCCTACCTTGGCGGCAGCATCAGACGGTATCGTTTTCAGCTACCAGAACCCCGCGCCCACCATCAACATCACAGGCCGAAATCTCGTGATTATGGGCGTTAAGGTGCAAGGCGCTGTGTCAGTTGTCCTAGCAGGTGGTCCAGTCGTTTACGCTTACGCTGTGGCATTCGGACACACTGCGGTTTCTCTGGCAACGGCTGAAACTGCATCGTTTGCAACGGCTACAACCCACGCGCCTCGCATCGTGCCTATCGGTATCGAGACTTACGCAGCTACGGCGGCGGTAGGCACTCTGGGATCGCAAGGCTTGACTCTGCAACTGAGCAACCCCATCGTGGTCAGGCCGGGTGAGTTTGTCGCCATCGTTGCGCGCAATATCGGAACCGTGACGACTACCGGAGCAATCACAATCACTGCTGTTTACGACGCATACTGGGAATAAGCTAAATGTCCCTGCTTCTTGCGCTATTCGGGATCACTCCGGCACCCTCCAGTCGTCTCAAATACTGGAACGGTGAGGCATGGGTCGCCAAGACCCTGAAATACTGGGATGGCGCGGCATGGCAGACCAAGTCACTGAAATACTGGGACGGATCGACATGGACTTAGAACTTGAAAAGTATTACCTGAAAAGGTTCGATATGTTCTCGCACCCGGCATGGAAAGACCTGATTGAAGATGTGCAGACCATGCTGGACACAACGAACACTCTCTCCGGTGTAACCCCTGACAATGTGGGATTCAAACAGGGCGAGGTGTCCATTATGCGCTGGATACTGACCCTCCAAAAGACCACTGAAGAATCTTACAAGGACTTGATCAATGCGGACGATTAGAGATTTCCTGTGTGGAACCTGTGGACAAGTCAGTGAGAAACTTGTGGACAGTGACTACAAAACCATTGAGTGTCCGGAATGTCATGGTGATGCGATTGAGCAAATGTCGATGCCCACCGTCCGACTGGAGGGCATCACAGGATCGTTTCCGGGCGCTGCTGACAGGTGGGCGAGGATTCGTGAAGATAACGCGAGAATCAAAGCGAAAAATGCTTGATTTCGTTTGAAATTCGGTATATAAACCGAGTACGTTCTATCGAATGGAGCATATAGCCAGCCTTCGATAGTGTTTAACCGGTAGCCCGTTAAGGGTCGGAGTGTAGATTTATGGCAGAGATTCAGGATATTGATGGTGAAGTAGGTGAGATCGAGGCTGTTGAGGAACAGCTAGCCGAACCCACCCCGGCAGCAGAAGTCCCATCATTACCCGAACAGTATCGCGGCAAGTCCGTTGAAGATATTGTCAAGATGCACCAAGAGGCTGAGAAGCTGATTGCGCGTCAGGGTCGTGAGGTCGGTGAAGTACGCAAGCTGGCAGACGAACTCATCAAGTCACAACTGACACCAAAGCCAAAAGTAGAGGAAGTTGCGCCTGTAGATTTTTTCGAGAATCCCCAGGAAGCGATCCGTCAGCAAATTGAGAATCATCCGCGTGTGCGTGAAGCTGAACAAACAGCGAAGCAGTTGCAAGCGGATCATGCGCGACAGCGATTGAACCAGATGCACCCTGACGTTGCCAACATCGTTCAGGATAGTGGATTTCAGGACTGGATTAAGGCCAGCAAAGTCCGCACAAAACTGTTTCAAGATGCCGAAGCATATGATGTAGATGCTGCTGATGAGTTGCTTTCGACCTACAAGGAACTGCGCGTTGTGAAACAACAGCAGGTTGCGAAAGTGGACACCACTGCCCGTGACCAGTCGTTGAAAGCAGCATCCGTGGACACCGGTGGGTCTGGTGAGACTACTCGGAAGGTTTATCGTCGTGCCGACCTCATTCGACTCAAAATGCGCGACCCTGGGAAGTACGATGCCATGTCAGACGAAATCATGGCCGCTTACTCCGAAGGTCGCGTGAAGTAACTTTTTTAACGGAGATTTATCATGGGCCTCGGCACTAATCACACCACAGTCACCACATCTGACAAGTTCATTCCCGAACTCTGGTCCGATGAGGTCATCGCCACGTACAAGCAGAAGCTGGTACTGGGCAATCTCGTCACCCCCATTTCCTTCAAAGGGAAAAAGGGCGACACACTGCACATCCCCGTCCCCGGACGTGGTGAGGCGTCCAGCAAGGCTGCGAACACCCAAGTGACCCTGGTTGCAGACACTGCCACC